GGGCATTCCGTGCAGTCGGTGGCGCGCAGGTAGGCCCAGTCGACATCGGGGCGCAGGTCTTCGCAGCGGACGGCGCCATTGGTTGCTTTCTCGACCGATGGGCAATGCTCGGCCGGCACTTGCCGCACCCCGTTTTTCCATTGCGACACAACGGATGGCGCTATGCCTAGGGCCGCAGCTAACCGCATGACTGAATTGCGCTCGGAGAGAAATACTTTGAGTTCCATACGCAACACGATAGCAGATGCTATCAGCGATAGCAACAGCGATTTATTAAATAGCGGTTGCTACTGCACAATCGGTCATATGGCTGCCAAGATTCCCATCAGTCCGCAAGTCATGAAGCTGCAGAAACTCGTTGAAGACTGCGGCGGCCCAGGGCCGTTTTCTGAAAAATATACTGCTGACCCAGACGACCCGATCAACGCGACCTACGTATCCCAGTTAATCAATGGATCTCGCGCATTTCGTGACAAGGCGCGAAAAAACGGCTCTTCGGAACTTGGTGTGTTTCTCCGTGTTTTACACCGCCCGTGACTATACTCATAACATAGGATGACATTGTGTTTTAAGGTCGCCTGTTCTACAGTGGTTACATTAGGATTCTATTGTGTTTATACGCAAATCAGGAAAGGGCAGAAATCATGGAGAAATGTTTTAGCACCAATGACGAGGACTTCAACCACACCGAGTTCAGCGAGCTTATGGAGGCGCTGAAGGACAACGGCGACGTAGTGGTTGGAACGGTCTATTACGAGGCTGACTTCCGCCATATCACCGGCAAGGATTTGGTTGATGCATCGAGGCTCATCGAGGATATGGAAGAGCGCCTCTATGACGAGGTTGGCGAGTGCGCTGAAGGCGGGCTTGATGTCAGTAACGAGGCAGCAGAAGAGCTTGAAGCGTTTCTTGTTCAGTGGGCTGAAAAACACACAGACCTCGGGCGTTTCTACAAGATTATCGGCAAGTCTCGGGAGATGAAAGTCACCGAGGCTGACTTGGTTGATAACGCTTGAGGCGCTGACTACATGCATCGAAACGCACCCCCAATGACCGCAGCAACGATGGTGCAAGCCACGCAGCGGGCGAAGGCCAAAATTCAAAGCGTTCTGGATTATGCTCACCAGCTTGAGACTGACCCGCAACAAGAAGAGCGGGTTGCTCGACAGTTATGCAAGGCTTGTTTCTATGGCCCTCCGCGTCTTGGCGGGGCTGCCATAACCAGTCAGCCTTGCATGTGCTGTGATGAAGACCAGATGTATGGCAGCACTAATACAGACGTTCTGTGCGAAAACTGTGCCAAGAAACACGGGCTGTGCAAGCACTGTGGCGGCGATGTCGAAATACGAACTGACCGCAAGGACTGGCCGGAGCGCTGACCGTTTGTTTCTCAAGAGCCTCTTCGGAGGCTCTTTCTTCTTGCGGGCGTAGAATATATGCTTTTTGCGTCAACACCATGCTGCCTCTCGACTTGCCGGGTATTACAGTGACCAACACCGAGTCTGACGGCCCGACGTTCTCCATTCACGCTGGCTGCGAAGGCCGACCAGAGGAATGTCAGTTGTGCGGCAGCAAGAGCTTTATCGGGCACGGACAGCATAAGCAGCAAGTCATGGACTTGCCGCATCAGGCGCGATTCACCTGCATCCATCTCGTTCGCAAGCGTGAATTAGCACAAATTCTTTGTCTGCCTCGGGAGCGCTTGCCAGGGTGGCACAAATTTTCGACAGGTAGCGGTCCTCTCCGGAAATCTGCTCGGGAGGTTTCGCGTCCAACGAACCAGCGGTGAGGCCGAACGCGGATTCGATCATTTCAGCCATCTTGTCGCCGATATTGCGCTTCGGACTCGGCCCGGCAATCTGGGTGATGTAGCTGTTCTTCTTGCTCATGATGCGGGCGGCCTCATTGGTCCAGCCGACGTTTTTGATGATCTGCCGGAAGTTCCACAGCCGGTTTCGCTGGATTTCTTCTTTGTTCATATTGGCCTCCGTATGCCAATTTCCGCTTGTGTTACGACGCGGACATGATGTAGAGTTTTGATTAACGCGCATTAATCATCGTTAATCAGATGCGCTATATTGCCCTATCATCATAAAAGATAAGCGGCAAGTAAGCAACGAATACAGGTTTCTCAATGGGCAAGCGCCGGCCAGCGCGCCTACTGTTACCGCGAGTTCCCGGTAGGCAGCCCACCCTTTTATTTAGGTCACGAACTCGCACGAAGGAACCGCACTGTGCCACGACTGATCGTCAAGAACTGGTCGAGTTTCCAGCACTACAAGGACAGGGCTCCTCCCTGGATCAAACTCCACAAGGGGCTTCTCGACAACTACGAATATCAACGCTTGCCGCTTGCTAGCAGAGCGCTAGCACCAATGCTTTGGCTGCTAGCAAGCGAATCCGAGGATGGTTCAGTCGAGTACGACCGCGACAAGATCGCATTCCGCCTGCGCACCACAAGCGAGGAAGTTACCGCAGCCATTGAACCGTTGATTCAAGCGGGTTTCATGGCTGTTTTTGGCGATGCTAGCGAACCGCTAGCAGAGTGCAAGCGTGATGCTATGCCAGAGAAAGAGGTAGAGGCAGAGGCATATAAAGAAGAGGAGAGGCAGAGTAAGGGCCGCGCAAGTCGCGGCACCAGGCTACCTATTGATGCCGTCTTGACCGATGAATGGCAAACCGAAGCCGGAAAAATACGCCCTGAACTTCAACTAAAAGCCATTGATGCCATCTTCTTGGAGTTCAGGGACTACTGGATTGCACTGCCGGGCCAGAAAGGGACGAAGACGGACTGGTTGGCCACTTGGCGAAATTGGGTGCGGCGCGAAAAAGGCTTCAAGCAATCATTCATCACGAAGCCGGCAACCGGACGCCAGTCAAACATCGACAATTACGCGGCACAGGCCGCAGCAGCGAGGGAAAAGTATGACGCTACCAGCATCCCAGCAGAACGCGACATCACCAGCGAATCCACGGTCATTACCTGATCAATGGATCGAAAAGCTGTTCCAGAAATTCGAGGACTGGTACGGCGCGAAGTGGGCTAACCAGTACGGGGCTTTCCCGCGTGAGCGGGTCAAGCGTAGCTGGGCTGAAGAGCTTGGCGGATTCGATCATGTTGGCGAGGTGATCGCCAAGGCGCTGAACGCCCAGAAGGGAAATCAGTTTCCACCGACGCTGCCGGAGTTCCTGGCGCTATGTCGGGAAGCGGCAAAACGTATTGGCGATGGCGTAGCGCCTAAGTTGCCGGTCATTCTGACGCCGGAAGATCATCAGCGCGCAGCAGCCGCCGCAGAAGCGGCAATTCGCGGCATGAAGACCAAGACCAGTGACGGTATCGACAAACACTGGGCAACGCATCCAAGAAGCAGCCAGCACTTATCTTTCATTTTTTCCGCCGCAAACCGTGACGCGAGATTTAAGCCGTGCGTTGACGAAATGGTAGAGCAGGGTATTTGCACCGCCGAAGGTGTTCTGCTCAAGGTATATCGTGACAAATCTTTCGTAAAAGCATGATTGCCTACCGATGAACAATCAATCGAAATCACGGCTGCCGACGATGAAAGAGGGCATCGAGATCGTCACTAACTGCATTGATCGCCGGGAGCAGGGGCGGCAACTGTCGTTCATGCGGGAAACGCAGGGCGAGGAATTCGCCCAGCAGGTTCATGACAAGGTGAAGGCGGCCGGGGGAGTGAAGAAAAAATGATCTTCGGTTCTGTATGCAGTGGAATAGAGGCCGCCAGCGTCGCCTGGCATCCGCTGGGCTGGAAGGCCGCGTGGCTGGCTGAAATAGAGCCATTCCCGAGCGCAGTTCTGGCGCATCACTACCCGGATACTCCCAATCTCGGCGACATGACCAAGATTTCAGCCAAGGTGCTGACCGGCGATGTCGTCGCCCCTGATGTGCTGGTCGGCGGAACGCCGTGCCAGGCGTTTTCGCTCGCCGGTCTGCGCGAAGGACTCAACGATGGACGGGGCCAACTGACCATCAAGTACATGGAGCTTGCCAATGCAATTGACTTTATTCGCCAGCGGCGAGGAGAAGACCCCGCCATCATCGTCTGGGAAAACGTCCCGGGCGTCCTCTCCGACAAAACCAACGCCTTCGGCTGCTTTCTTGCAGGACTTGCCGGAGAAAGCGTGGAGCTCAAGCCGGCAGGGGGTAAATGGTCGAACGCTGGTTGTGTGTTTGGCCCCCAAAGAACAGTCGCGTGGCGCGTCCTCGATGCCCAATATTTCGGAGTGGCCCAACGACGCCGCCGTGTGTTCGTTGTCGCAAGTGCTCGAAAAGGGTTCGATCCCGCCGCGGTACTTTTTGAGTTCGACGGCGCGCGAAGGGATTCTGCGCCGAGCCGAGAAGCGGGGGAAGGATTTGCCGCAACCCTTGATGCGCGCACTAAAGGCGGTGGCTTTCCAGGGACTGATGGAGCCTGTGGCGGACACATTCAGCCCGTTGCAAGCACCGGAAGCATCAGTCACTGCTTGAACGCTGGCGGAATGGGTAGGCTCGACTACGAGACCGAGACCATGATCGTGCACGGCACCCAAGACCCCTGTGTTGACAAGCATCTGGCGTTTGCGATGGGTCGGAATAGCGGGCAAGAAAATGTGATCGCGTTGCCATTTGATACGACTCAAATCAGCAGCCCATTGAACTTCTCTAACCCAAAATATGGCGATCCATGCCATCCGTTGGCAGGTGGGGCGCATATTCCATCAGTGGCTTATTCGACCAAGCTCCACAACACGACTAGCAACCAGGCCGGTTGCATAGGTTTATCCGGCGAAATGAACGCAAACAGCGAAATCATCGGTGCGCTAGATGCGGGGTCGAAATCTGGAGGCGGTCAGCCATCAATGGTTATGCCTTCTGTATCAATGCAAGTTCGCCGCCTGACGCCAGTTGAGTGCGAGAGATTGCAAGGATTCCCAGACAACTACACGCGCATTCCTAACTGGAACGGCTGGCGCAAGATGGATTCCAGCGAAACGCCGGAGCAATGTATCGCCGAAGGCCTTGAGGTAAAGCTGAACAAGAAAACCGGCAAGTGGCGCGTCAAGGATGTAGATGGTCCGCGCTACAAGGCGCTAGGCAATAGCATGGCCGTGCCGTGCATGTTCTTCATTGGGTCTCGGATCAATGCTGCGGTCAACACCAGTAAAGCGGCGAAAAAGGTGTGCGCATGAGCCGCGTCACGATCCTGCGAACGAATGAGCCTTTCCCATCGGAAAGCATCCTGGCCGGCGTGCGCAACTTCCTGTTCGGCATCTTCGACGGCTGGCGCAACGACGACAAGAAGGGCTGGCGCCGGATCTGGAAGCGCTTGATCGATTTGGAGCCCGGCGAGTTCGCGGTGATCGAGTTCGTCATTCCGAGGTCCGGGCCTGCTCATCGCCGGCACATGAAGATCATCAGCGATGTTTTCGACGGCCAGGAG